TTTAAAAGCCCTCCCTGGAGAGAGCCAGAGAGGGCCGAATTTCTATTGAGGGCTAGGCTAGGCGTAGCTTAGTCTATGTCCTCGCTTGAATATATTTCTGACCACTTGTTCAATTTCTTCACCGGCTGCCTTGCCGGACCTGCGTATATCCACTTCATTATTCCCAGTGCCATCAACATGCACTGTTACATATATGGGCATTTGAGGGGCTCTAAAGCTCGCCTGCCCCCCAGCCGAACCTGTGTCAGCTCCCTTAGCCCTTGGGGCTTGTGCGGGAGAAAAAGCAACGCTGCCCTGTATTCTGGGGCTCAAACTGCTTGACCTGGAGACATTATCCAATGTTTTGCGGGTATCCCCCAATAATGCAGGGCCGCCTTTGCGCACGCCCTGGCCCATGGTTGTCATAACCGATTTACCAGACTTGGTTAGTTCCGAAAGTGGGCCCTTTTTGGCATCCGAAAAAGGTAGAAACTCCCTTACTTTTTTAAAAGCCTTGCCCACCATTTCCGCAGGCTTTTTCATCATGGATTTTATTCCGTCTATCAACGTGCCCAAAATCTTTTTCCCGGACTCGAACAAATCAAACCCGGCCAGCCAGTCCTTGACCTTGCCGAAGGCTTGAATAACCCAGCCTAGCGGGGTAAAATTCATAAATAGCCCCTTGATAAATTCCACACCTCCTGAAAAGACGCCTTTCATCCAGCCCCATAAGTCGCCAAAAAACGACTTAACCGTATCCCACTTGGTGATCAGGAAATAGGCTGCAGTACCTAAGGCAGCTATGCCGCCTATAATTAGCCCGATGGGATTGGCGCTCATGGCCGCGTTTAGCGCCCACTGCGCCCCGGCCCACACTCGAGTAGCAACAGCCACACTTTTCTGGGCTATGGCCGTACCTATGGTGACCGCCTTTTGCCAGACAAGGGCGGCGTTGGTCTTGAGCACCGAGGGGCGGAAAAAGTCAAACGCGGCCTTGCCCATCTGCACCGCATCGGAGACCAGGGTCATGGCGTACCTACCGCCGAGGGCGGCCACCTTGAGCCCCACCAATCCCGCAGAAGCCCCGATAACGACTTTTGTGAGGACAGGGCTTTCCTTTGTAACCGCCGCCATTTTATCCGCAGTCCAGCCAATAGCCTTGACCGTAGCATTTAACGGTGGAAGCAGCACCGTCCCCAGATTCACGCCCAACTTGCCTACCTTGCCCCTTAAAATTTCCATTTGGGCAGAAGTTGTTTGCAGTCTCTGTTTATATTCCTCGGTCATTGATCCTGCATACTTGGACTTTTCAGAGACGGAATCAAACGCCTTATTTAAGGTCCCCATGCTGGTTAAAAGCGGTGCTATTACACCCTGGGACTCTTCGCCGAAAAGCTCTTTGAGCATCCCCGGCCTGGCCGCCTTGGGCAATTCCCTTAACGCATTGAATACGGACTTGATCGCGCCCTGGGCGTCCTCTTGCATCCGCTTGGCCATACCCTCCGCAGAGAACCCTAATGACTGCAGGGCATCTTTTATACGATTTGGAGCCTGTGCCCCTGCGGTTAAAGTATTTGTCAACTTTTTCATGGCCGTTGCGCTGCGTTCCGGTCCTTGCCCGGAGGTGAGCAGGGTAGCCCCCAAAGCGGCTATTTCCGAGTTAGCTAATCCAGCCGCCTTTGCAGCCGCGCCTTGTCGCTGGATGACCTTGGACAGGTCTCCGGCTTCGGCATTCAGACTGTTTGACAAATGATTGACCGCATCCGCTAGGCTCTCCGCCTCATCCTGGGCCAACCCCATAGAAGCCCGCCAGGAACTCATAATTTTGCCCGCCTCTCTGCCCGTTAAATCAAAGGCTGTGCCCATCTGGATCGCTGTCCTGGCAAAGGCGGTCATGTCTTTTTTGGCAATACCCGCCTGCCCTGCAGCGGCTACAATATCACCGATTCCGGTTGCCGCCATTGGAGTGCTGGCAGACAAATCAAGGATACTTTGCCGCATGGCCTGAAACTGGCTTACCGAGTCAAAGTCAGTGACCTTTTTAATGTCAGCCATAGTGGATTCAAAATTCATGGCTTGTTTGACAGGGAAAGCCACCGCCGCCCCAGCCGCAGCCACGCCCATGAACTGGCCATGCATCTGCTGCCGCGCGTCCTGGTTGGTCTGGCGCTTTTGCAATCTGGTTTGTCTGCGCTCGGCCTGGGCCATTGCCGCGCCCAGCTGCTTGTATTGCTTTGCGGCCTGACCCACGGCCACGCCGTGCTTTTTGGCTTCCTGTGTGGCCTCGCGGTAATTGCGCTGGGCCTGGGCTATTTTTCGGTTCAAATCCGCGTTGGCGTACCCGGCCTTTTCCTGCCGCCGCTTTAATTCAGCCAGCTCCCGGCTGTATTGCTGGACGTTATCCGCAGCCAGACGCTGTTTAGACATCCGCCGCATACTTGCGCCGAGTTCCTGCATCTGCTCTTGAGCATTGCCCATGGTGCGCCGAAAGGTGGAGCCCATAGCCGCACCTATGTTAAACTCAACTGAAAATGTTTTTGCCATCTTTTATTCTCCTGTCATTTAGCCGCCTAGGTCAGGTCGGGCCGAAATCCATTTCAGCCGTGGATCTTTTTCAACAATCGCGAGTAAAAGCGCTCGCGCTCCGATCTTGTCCACTTCGGTAAACTCTCGATAATTATCTTTTTCAAACTCACATCCGGAACAATCAAAATCTTCTGAATCAAGCGCTGCAGCTCGATAAAGACAGATCCTGTAAAACCGGCAGTGAAAATTTCTCATGCTTCAAAAAAGGCCGCCCTCGCGGACGGCCACCATATGGAGGGCAGAGACATCCTGACCGCGGATAAAATATCCCGCCAGGTCTGGAGACGTTCCAGCATGAATTTTAAGAGAAATAGTCTTGCGCCCATTTGTGTAAGTTGTTTCCAGAGTCAACAAGCTGTTTCTTGGACATTGCCCGGTCAGTAAGATCCCCTTGGGGCAAGCCGTAATATTTATAGAACTCATCTACACCGGCGTGCCATTCATCCACGGCCTTTTTTGCCTTGCTTAGTGCTGCGTCAAGGTCTGCTTTCGCCTGGGCCTTAACTTCTGATTGATGAATGATTGGCTTGACCTCTCTGGCCAGATCTTCAAGCAAATTTTTTATCTGCTTCTTCTCTTCGGCCTCTGCATCTGAATGGACGCTGGGGAGGAAATCTTCCAAGGCCTGGATCTGTTCTTTTGCAACCTGGGCCTTGTCCAGCCAGGGAAGAGGATCTTCACCATTTGTCATGGCCTTGCCAGCCTCGCCCTTAAAATAAATCAAATTATCTTCCAGGTCCTTCTTTTGTTCTCGGACCTTTTCTACATTTTCGCCCTTTCGGGCCGCCTGTTCTCGCAAGATTGCCACTTGCTGCAACTTGTCCTCAATCTCCGGAGTCACTTTTTCCTTTAACTGGTCAAAAATCGAAGTTTTCTTTTTAGGCATGATTAGCCTCCTGAATATCGCTTAAAAACTTCTGATGCAGTTCAGGCTTTTCCAAGGCAACCGTCTTGAGCCCTTCGCCTAGCGAAACGCCATGCTCCGCACTATAAAGCTGTGCTTCCATCCAAAAGGGATGCCGCTCTTTGCGGAAAGAACCGTCCGTGTTCAGTGCTTGCCCTCCAAAAAGACTTTTAACTGTCTGCTTTTGATGATCGGTCATGCTGTTAACAACTTGCTGCTTTTCTTCTGTGGATAACATTTTTGTTTTTCCTCCGAATTTCGATTTTGTCTGATTCGCCATGGGCCTTTTAGGTCTGGGTTTAACCCTCGGTTCATCTTTCTTGACCTCAACAATAGAATCTTCCAGGCTTCCCACGCTATCGGCCAGGTTCAAGGAAACTGCCCTTTTCGCGATAGCAACATCACCTTGCAGGGCCACAACCTTGTCCCTGCTAATAGCCCGGTTGCTTGCAACCGCCTGGATAAATACGTCCGCAAGCGCATTTATACGCTTTAAAATTACCCGCTTCCCGTGATCTGTTCCCGGATCGGGTCTCTTGTCCGGGCTTGTCGTGGATATGATCTCAATATCCTTGCCGGTTTTGCGCCTGGTACTGTAAACAACGCCAATGCTTCCAAGCATGGCCGTTTCATCCGCCACGATCCTGTCCGCGCTGGAGGCCAGCCAATAGGCCGCGCTCGCGGCTGTCCCGCCCACATAGGCCCATGTCTTTTTTTTGGACTGGCCTATGAGCTTGGCAAATTCGTTTATCCCCGCTACTTGGCCGCCAGGGGAATCAATATTGAGGATCAAGGCTTTTAAGTCCGGGTTGTTTGCGGCTCGGTGAAAATCAGCCGCCAGGGATTCAATAGTGGGAAAGTTGAAAATCTGAGTGAGCAAATTTTCATAACGGAAGATAGGGCCGATTATATCCAAGACGCCGACTTTCTCCCGCACCCGTAAATTTTGTGTCCGGGGTGGTCTTGCGCCCTCCCTGGATAGCAGGGAGTCAATGCTTCCGGCTGCCGCATCGAGCGCTTTCAGGCCGGCGTGGTCAATCAGCCAATCCCCGCATAAAAGATTAACCATGACAGGCCCCTTGATGGATGCCGTCCATGAGCTCTTTTAACTTGCTCTCAATGTCGGGAGGGATTGCCCGATAACCGTTTAGATAATGGCTCAAACTGGCCAGGCTTACGCCAAGCGCCCGGGCCACCCTAATCTGATTTATACCCCGTTCCCGGAGCATGTCCTTCAAGGGATGTTCTTCGATTTCTGGAATATGCAACATCTTAATCACCTCCGCATTGCTTAACTCTTATATACTACAAGTATAATAATAAAACAATTTATTGGGTGTTATATGTGTTTGCTGTGTGAAGTTTTTTTATAATTTTCTACACTGTAAGCGTATATCCTCCACGCAGAACCAACCTTAAATGCTTCCAGTTCGCCTTTTTGGATAAGTTTATAAACCATTGAGCGGGAACAACAAAGACTCTTCATTACCTGATCCGGCCTTATTATATTATTCATAGCCCGCACTCTCTTCTCTTTTTCTGATGAACTCATTAAGATCGGTTTCTCTAACCTTATATCCTCTTTTTATTCCCATCTTCACAAAAGGAATATACCCACCCCATAACAGCCTATATACAGTTGAGGTTGATACATATAGCCTTTGTGCAACCACTGAAACGTCCAAAAGCCGGTCTTGCATGATCTTACCTCCGTCGTTCAAACCAACCGGGTTTTCCGGGTCGCCCTCCGCCTCCAAAGGCACTGCCCCTGCCCGTGTTCGGATTCGACCGAGTAGACTTTGAGGGCTTGCTTTGTTTCGCCTGGTCCGGCTGATCCTGCTTGAAACGAACCCCGAAAATCTCCGCAGCGGCAAAATTATAAACGGAGCAGTCCCACAAGTGATTCGGCCGGTGTGTTTGGCATATCCACCATCCGCGTTCATCTTTATATTCGGCGATATAATGCCGGGCATAATCCAGGGGAAACCCTGAATGCAGATGCCAGGCACCGGGATCGGCCGCGCCCACTTCCAGCTTTGCCGCCAGGTTGTCCTTGAAATATGTCACGTCCACATGCCAGAGATAGACGCCGCGATCCTTGAGCCATTTGCGCCGCACCGGCCGGTCCTTGATGCTGCGCTCCCCACGGCAAGGCAGGATAATCCGCACCCGGCGGCACCAGTCGTAAACCTCGGTGGTCCTGTGGCCCATGGCGTCCACCAGGCCGAAGCGTACCCGCATTTCCGTTCCGTCCGGCTTAAAGTAAACCGTGCCCAAAGCCACCTCTTCCAGGGCGGCCAGGCTGTCCACAAACCCGGCGCGTACCAGCCAGCTTTCCATTTCCGGGCCGGTTCTCCATGCCCGGATCTCATACCACCAGCCGTCGTCCTGGGTGTCCGCGCCTATAAGCAGGACATCCGCTTCCTGTGGGACCATGCCCGGCTCTCGGTCGTCGGCCAGGGCAAGGATGCGATCCTCTGTCCGTTCCACCTCAAATTCCGTCCACGGTTCGGCCGCGAAGTTGTTCAGGAAGTTCCGCAATTTTATTTTATTCTTGTGCGATTTGATCCAGGCCGCGGCCACATCATTCAGGAAGACAAACGTGGACAACCATGCGGGCAGGTGAAACCCGATCCGGCGCGGCTTGTCCTGTTTCAGGGCATAAAACAGCTGCCGGCCGTGCATATCCCGATACACTCCGCCGCGCACGGCCTGGTCCCGGCGCTGATCGTCCCATTTGTCCCCGCAAAATTCGCATTCATAATAAGCCAATTCCTTGTCCACGATCTCCTGCGGGTTCGCATCTCCACCGCCCGGCCATTTGATTTGCTTGAAAAGCATCTTTTGATACCGGCCACAACTCGGGCATTTGACCTCAAAATGAAATATAATTGGGCAGGCCATGAGTGATGCCCAGATATTGGCGGTCTCCAGGGTGGGGGTCGAATACTCAAATATCTTATGGTCCGGGAAGGTACGCACCCGGGCCAGGGCCAGGGCTATCGGCGATGCCTCGCGCCGCCCGGCCGTGGGCGGATACTTGTCCACCTCGTCCAGGCTCAAATAACGGATCGGCTTATTGCCCAGCTTGGACGCGGATCTGGCCCAGGCCAAATAAATATTACAGTGTTTGAGATCTATCCGCAGGGACTGCGAATCATGCGAGCACCCGGTCAGGTATTCGCGCAGTCTGGGGGTGGCCGTGACCATGGGCTCGATGCGGTCCCGCATGTTCTCCCGGGCCATATCCTCATCCGGAAAAACATAAAGAACCGGGCCGGGAGCGCGGTCCACGGTGAAGCCTACAAAGTTGTGCACCGCCTCGGTAACGCCCATTTGCGGTCCCTTGCAGACCACGATCCGGCGCACGCATTTAATCCCGGCCGCGTCCATTATCCCGCGCAGGTATGGGGTGGTTTCGTTTCTCCATTTGCCGGGACGGCTGGAGACTTTGGGCGGCAAAACCCGATACCGGGCCGCCCATCGGCTGGGCCTGAATTTTTTGCGCCTGCGCAAGGTCTTGTACTCTCCGGGCATGGCCGACCATTCCCGGTCCTGCAGCTTGCAAATCACGCTTTTGCTTGCCCACTCCGGGGCTCTTGCTCTGATTGAGACCGCATTCATCAATCAACTACCAGAATATGGAATCCATCGGTTGAGACATACTCGTGCATGGCCTGGTCTACGCAATCCATAGCCGTGTCCACCAAGGCATCCTCGTCCTTCTCGGCTAGTTCCCTGCGCCGCTCGGAGAATTGCTGATGCAGGAAGTGACGCAGGGCCACCGCCCGGGCCACCAGTTCCGCCTCCAGATCGTCACGCAAAACAAATTTTTTCTGCTTTTCGCTGATTTCAATCTGTCTAGCCTGGCACTCCAGGGTAAGCTTCTCCAGCTTGCGTTCCTTCTCCTGAATCTCCAGATCAATTTGCTGCTCGGACTGTTTCCTCTCCTCAGCTAGGCCGTCTTTTTCCATGGGGACGTATCCTTGCCTCCCGGCATAGTCCCGGACGTCCTCCAGGGAATAGCCGCCGCTCGGTTGCGGATACAGGAGCTTGCCTTTTTTGCCCCGGCCCTGCAGGTGCCCATAAACGGTCCGCTCGGCCACTGGACGCCCGTTTTTCCTTTTGAACCGGGAGCACAAAAAATCCACCACGTCCCTTTGCTTTTCAAACACTCCAGGCGCGTCAGCCCAAACTTCTTTCATGGTTGTTCCTCCGTGGTTTTCAGTCCGTCCCAAAAATTTTTACCGTGTATACCTGTCTCCCGGGCCGGGTGTTGCTGCAGGTATTTTTCCAGCTCATCATCATACCAAAACAGAGCCCAGATCCGGTCAGCAAGCGCCTGGTTGTTGTGTGTCCACTGATAGTCCTCGACCCATTGCCCTCGCTCCTGCTTCACCGCTTTTATCGCCACGCGGCTTCTTGAGTGGATGCAAACAATCGGGGACTTCTCCAAAAGACGGCCAAATTCAAGCACGGATTCAGGTACCCGCGCCCCTTTTTCACTTCCAGTCAAAACCGTCCGGCCGTCGCCTTTGCTTGCCTCCCTCTGATCCCGGTTTCGCAGGGCAACCTTCCAGGCAAAGGGGAGCTCTCCCCGAATATGCCCGCGCACGTCCCCGCCGGCTGCAAACATTTCTCCGGGGTCCATCTTCCCGGCACCCTGCGGCCGAATATCCCGGGAACCCGGTTCCGCATTTGTCCAGGCAGAAATTCCTTTTTCTCCGGCCTCGTCCCGGTCCAGCCACAATCCGATCCAGGCAGCTTCCTGGATAAACTCTCGTGCCCGGGCATCCTCCGGCCTGGCCGTGGCCGATCCCACCGCCAGAACATCCACCAGATCCCCGGCTTCCTGGGCAATGAGCATGGCATCCAACTCCGCCTCGCAGGCGACCACCGCCCGGTGCGGTCCGGGCCATTGCCCGGGGATGGTCAGCATGGGGGCCGGGTTCCAGGCGGAGCCGGGCACAACATAATATTTCGGTTCCCCCTCGCTGCGCCGGACCCGCAAACGCAGAATCCGGTTTCCGTCCAGACAGGGGATGACCAGCCCGGCCGGTATCCACAATTTTTTCGGCTGGCCGTTTTCCTTGATGACCGTCTCCAGGCCCCAGGACTCACGCGGCCGAAATATGTCCCGATCTATCCAGCCCAGGGAGAACCGGGCCACGCTTCGCCGATTAAGTCCGCGATCCTGCAGCCACTTCAACCGGCCTTCGTTCGTGAGCAGAGCGGTCTGGGATTTTTCCAAAAGCGCCCGGGCCTTTTCCTGCCAGACGTCCGCCGGGGATTTTATTTCCCTGGAATTTATCTGGGGGGTGTTTTTCTTGGTCTTGGGAGGCTGCGGAGTTCGGAATCTCGGTTTTTGATATCCTCCGGCCTGGTCCGGCGCGTACTTGTTCCGGAACTCAATAAATGCGGATCTGTGATCCAGGCCGTTTAAGGCCGCGTATATGGATATCAGATCCCCGCCGACACCGCAGGAATTGCAGTAGGCCTTGTCCTTCTCCGGGGAATAAGAAAAAGCATTTCCGGGTGAGCCCTCGGAATGGAACGGACAATGCGCCCATATCTCCCCGCCATGTTGCCGAGGTTCGGTCAGCATTTCGCTTGCGATCTGCCCGCATCGCTCATTTCCTAACCATTCCAAAGCCTTGCCCATTTTTCTATTCCTTGCATTCTCCCAGGATGATGAGGGTTGTGACAGTTTGATGACAGTTTAAAATAAAACCCTCATCATCTAACACTCTCTTTTTCTTTCTCTTTTTTCTTTATGATGAGGGTTTGAAGGTTAAATAAAGAATAGTGAGATAAAAAAAATAAAAGACAAAAAAATATTTCCGATGTGTGCGGAAAAACCCTCAAACTGTCATCATTTCCGAATTTATACATTTATTTCAAATTTTTAAGTGATGAGGGTTTGCTAAAAAACCCTCACCCAACCGTCACAACTGTCATCATTGGGAAATAAGCACCACATCCATATATTTTACGCTCCTGCCCCGCTGCTTTTGGATTTTTTTCCCTAAATGCCGCCCCATCCATGTATCTGACGGCGGTTTTGACCCTTTATATTCATTCCACCATTCGTGAAAGGCGCGATACATGTCCGCCGCCCGGACAT